GGAGTGGTTATGATTACCGGCTGCCGCCGCGGTCGCCGTTGTACCGATTGCCCGGATAGAAGGTGTCCCGGCGACTTGGGCTGTTTTTAACGCGGCGGGTACATCATTAATATCACCCCATCCCAATGCCTGTTTTGCGCCCAAAGCATCAATGTCCGCGTAAACATCTTTGCCGTTGCCTTTTTTTATCAATCCCGTGTCCGTGTCGATAAGCAGGGTGTTTGCCGGGTAGATGGTTTCATCCTCAGCCCAGTTTTCAGTCGTATCCTCGTACGCTATTATGTTGTATAATAATTTTGCCATAATGAAAAGTTTTTATAGGGGAGGCGAACCTCCCCTTGTTGGTTAATCTTCTTCTTCAGACCCGTAAGTACCTTTCACCAAAGCATCGTCATTGAAGATGGCTTGCGTCACCCTTTCCTCGATACGGAACATCACCTTGTTCCTCTTAGCAAGAGCCGCGTCTTCAAACAAACGGATCTCGGGAGACAACCTTCTCAGGAACATCACGGCGTCGCGTGAAATTGCAAGGAAGTCGTTCTTATCCATGATAGTGGTCGGAACGGTGTCCAGTCCAGCAATAGAGAGTCTGCCCGCGCGGAACACGGCAGTACCTTCGGGAAGATCGTATTCTCCCGACCCAGAGGCTTTATTCAAGCCCACCTTGACAACATCTCTCGTATTGAGGATGATGTTAGACGGAACGTAGAAGTCGTCTGTTTTCTCGGGTATTTGCCCGTAAGCGGCATCGATCATCATGTCCACGAAAGCAGTCATGTCGCCGTCATAAGCGGTAGCGGCGGTTAGCAATCCAGTAACGGGGTTGTTTGTGTCGCTCGTTCCGTTAAGGATGAAGTTATTTTCGGCAGTCTTCAATCCGATCAACAGCTTATTTTGCAGGTAAGCCGTCAGCCACGAGATATCGTCAAGCATCTCACGATCTACAACAACCCATCCAGCGATCCACTTGAAGAACGCGCTTTGAGTAGTGAAGTCGTAATCAACTTGCTCTTTGTCTCCATCCTTATCCCAGAATGCAACACCCCCTTCACCGCCGTTCTCCTTCGGATAAAGAACGGAGTTAGCGGTAGATGTTGCGGTAGGCAGAATGTCAGACAACCATACACGGTTGTAAGGATTCATGATCAGACCGGGGCGCACGTCCTGAATCAAAGGAGTTGCTCCAGGGAAGTTGGCCTCAATACTCATATCCCCGACAGCTTTCATTGCCAGGGTTTCACTAAAGTTCCCTTTCGTTTCCTTCAGCGATTTAAGCATATCCGCATTTTCCTCGATCACATCCTTAAGATGGTCGTTGAACGACTTTTCTGTCTTTTCAACAGAGGTTTGCTTGATTGCCTTCACGCGTGCCTGTAATTCAGCGACGTCTTTTTTAAACTCTTTTTTCAGAGCCTCGATATCCTCCTTAGAGGTAAGCTCCTTTGCTTGCTCGTCGTACTTGCCAACGATCTCGTCCAACTTTTCATTAAACTCCTTCTTAGCTACCTCGACCGATTCTTTCACGACTACCTCAACGGTCGACTTTGCCACTTCCTCTGCTTTAGCGGTCGCAGCCTTTTCCACGCTCTCGCGGGCTTCTTGTTTTGCTTTTTCCAAAGCTTCTTTTTCTTTTTCGTCCATGATTACATGAATTTAAATTGTTCGTAAATACTCTTTATTATTGATGCTTGCGACGGCTCGTTAGCGGGAGTGGTTTCGATTAATTCGTCCGGCTCCTTGCCCTTGAGTGTCATAAATTGCTCTAAACTTTTTAAAATAGGATCGGAAAACTTTCCATTGTACGCCTTCTCGATCACTTTCCAGAACTCTTCTTGCGTTGGTTCTGTTAATTCCTTTACTGCTTTCACGGCACTGATAAGAGAGAACTCGTTTGCCGGCTCGTAAGAGGTGAGTACGGATATCTCCCTTAGTTTATACTCCACAACCTCAGCGGCGTTCTTCTGGCTTCGCTTAACGACCCACCCTCCAATTGATAACCCTGTCTCGAAACCGTTATCCAAAAGGAACTTTACCTCATGCCACGTGTCCCTGCCTAAATCCACGTCCATCATCATCTTGATGTCCACCTTTAGACCGTACGGGTCGGAAACATCAAGTTCAGCGGGAACACCAACAAGCAAATCAGGGTAGTGGTTCTTGAATATCCTCATTTTCCCCTTTCGTTCGGATACCGTCTTCGCGAACGAGCCGGGTAATGAAATATCCCCGTCGCTGTCCTTCACGTTGTAAACGTTAGCATACCCGATGATACGCCCTTCGCTCACATCGTTTACCTCGCTTAAACTTTTATAAAATAGCTGTTCCATAATTATTTATTCATCGTCTTTCCATCTCACGTATATCGCTTGACAACCGCAATTAATCACGTTACCTGCCGAAGCATCGGGATCGTGCGGGTGAAGCATTAAATCAGTAACTCCTGTGTTCGGATCGGTTACAGACCACCTGTCTTGTTTTTTGATAGCTGTACCGTTATCCATCGCAACGTGCCAATCTCGCGGGTCCTTCGCTCCCCTGTGGATCCATATCTTCCCTATCTCCATTCCCGTTTCCGACTCGAAATCATCGGAGCTTTTCGCCTTGGCTAAATTAACCGCTTCGCCTACCTCCGTGCGTGCGATCATTCTCGCCCTTTTTCTCCCGATCTTCCCGCTTGTTTTGTTTCTTATGTCAGATGCAATTTGCCAAAACTCTAACCCCATTTCCGAGCCTTCTCTTACTATCCTTCTTATAGTTTCCTCGGTCGTTTTATTTATGTTGGTTATCTTCGTTGCTAATTTGGTAGCTCTAAAAACTTCCCTCCAGACTGCCCATCGGTCGATAAAAAACCCTTGTTTTGTTACCGTGCCTCCCTCTAATTGGTTCCACTGCCTCTGCAAGAAATCACTCATCGCCTTCTCGTATAACTCTTCTAAAACTGGCGTTAGGGTGTCTTTGAATATTTGGTTTTCTATGAAGTACTCCCCTTGCTCTTTGATGGCGGATAGAACCTTGCGGGCGTACTTTCTTTCGTACGTCGCCATTCTTCTGTCTTCTATTTGTGCCATCCTGCGGAAGTTCATATCTCTACATCGTAATCGCTTAGGGGTATCATCCCCTGGTTAATGAATATCTCGTTAGCGTATGTCTCTTCTCTTTCGTCAGAACCTTGCATTACTCTCACCTCGTTAATCGTGTGAGTTTTCAGCATCTTCTCAACTCCATCCAAATCAAGAGCCAATTCTTCGTAAACCGACAAGTCGTAATCAATCAGATACTCTTTATTGTCTCTTTTCCTGAAAGGTTCTACAAGCCATTGATTCAGCTTATCCTCTTCTGCATTGAGGTAGGGTAGTATCACGTCCATCACGAAACGTTTCCTACCTTCCTGTAAATTCTGATACGTTGGGTTCGGATCAAAAAGAACAGATGGAACGTTCCATAAATCACATAACTTTACCCCTGCTTTGTCTAACCCATTTATGATATTTAATGCGTCTGGTGATAATCCTATATGGGTGTATTGAAGTGGCATCCCCGAAACGACTACTCTATTCCTGTTATTAGAGCCGTGAATCTTTTCATCGACGCTTTTTTCAGTCTCCGAAACTTGCTCGGGCGTAAGCCATAGCTCCACGTTATTATGATTGGGGCTAATCAGTCCTTTCGCACCCTCGTTATCCATCATCCTGATCCAGCTCTCCATCGATTTGTCGTCTAACTGGAGATATTTCAAACCAGCCATCAAAGGACTCATTCCTCTTACCTGTCCGCCTTGGCCATCAAAGTTTGGATTAGGTTTTTTGAAGTGCATCACATCATTCAATTCAAACTCCCTCACTCTGCCGAATTGATTCAGTTTCCACCCCACCAATTCATCATTTGTAATTACTTGGCTCATCAAATGTGCGGGTACTATATGTAAACTTATAGCGCAATCATCATCCCCTGCCTCTCTGTAAACGAAAGCCTCCCCTTGTGCGAAATAGAATATCCGCATTAGGGTAGAAAATTCATTCCACGTCTGCATCGGGTTAGGACGCTTGAGCAATTCAGACAAATCGTTATCCTCGGGGGCGAATTCTAAAGCCTTGTAAACATTAAGTCTGTGTTTCGCAATATTAAAAACGCTGTCTTTTCTCGACTTCTTGAATTTAACCCCCTCTTTGTCGATGTAGACGTAGGGAATTGAAGCGTTTGCCTTGTCTGTGATTTTTGTAAGTATCGAGTAAACCTCGGCATTGGAAGAGTACCCCTTTCTTATGTAATCTTCTTGATTGTAATTATAAAGAACAACCGGGCTATTCCCAATGACTTGAGAAAACAACATCGAACTGCGCTCTTTCTTCTTCTTCAATATTTTACCCAGTCTACTCATGGTTCGGTTGCTACAAATTCAAATATCACGGCAAAAAACAATATCCCCGCGTATATAACCCTCGACACGATATGCCAGCCCATCGGGTTCAATGTCATTTGTATGAAGCTAATCGCCAAATACAACATGATTGCAATGACCAGAATTAATATTATTGAACCCTTGTACTTTTTCATCCCTGTTCTTTT